TCAAGGTATTGTGAGCACCACTCATAAAAACTATCATTGTTAGCAGGCCAACATTGAGCAAATGTCTTGTCTTTACGTTGCTGTCTATATTCTTCTCTTACTTGTTCCTCTGTTAACTTACCCTCTTCCATCTAACTCCTTCAAATTGTTTTCTTTCCATTCTTTTGTTGTATCAGGATGATCCCATTTATCTATTTCTTCTTGTGTTCTACTGCAACCCATACAATAACCACTTTCATCATCTATTGTACATATGTTTATACATGGTGTCGGAACATAGTCATTGCTCACACAAATACCTCTTTCATTATAAACTTACATTTAGTAAGGTTAAACTTTATAAATGGTGATAGTTTCTTTATTTTAAATGATTTTTCGGGCCAGATAATAGTTTCTTTAATTTCTTTATCCCAACGTTTAACAAAACCCAACACTTTGTCAAGTATGATAACACTTTGTATTGAAATTTGTTCCGACAACAATAATCGTAGCAATTGAGGATGCTGTCCACTAGAAACGAGAAACAAATCGTCAAAACGAATCCGATCAGCATTAATCCTATTATTAAGTAATACGCAATCGCTTCTAAAATTGTACGTAAAAGATTGATTATACTTTCGCCATTTATTGTATGTAGTTTCGCCATCTGCTCTAACTAAATTACCTATCCATGTTTTACTATTATGAAAGAAGTTACTTACAAAATAATCTAACATCTCTTCCCTCGTATATTTAGTAGTGAGTTTATGAAAGAAAAACCTATCATTACGTTTTAAAAATGTGTTAAATGATGAATTAACTTTGGCATTGTGCCTGTAAAAATCATAACTATCGGAAGTGAAGTGTAATTTAATAGCCAAATATAATGTATATGCTTCATAGCTGTTCATATAGGTAAGATCGCTGTGCTTGATTTCACAACCAAGTTCAAGCTTTCTGCCTCAATTTTTATCTTTTCTTTTAGTGATTTGTTTATTAAAGGTCCTATACTTGCTGTATCTATGTCATTGTCTTCACAATATTTTAATACTGCATCCATATAACCTATACGCTTTTCTTTTACAATGCCCTCAATAATTAGGCCAAACTTTTTACTATTCATCAACATTAAAATTTTCTTACTATGTGTTTTCTTAATGCTCTTGTTAGTTCTTCTATTTTATCTATGATACTAATTAAACTCGGGTCCGTAATATAACTTTGCTCTGCTTTTAGTCTATCATATTCTTTTAACGGTATTGTTACCGTTGATTGTTCATTCTCATAAGTCATATCCTGCTCATGTGAATCTCTATCGTAATTATCTGCCATAATTTACCTCACTTTATAATAATATTATATCACAATATACTTATTTGTCAAGCCTGTTTCTGTTACTAGGTACAGGCAAACCCTTATAGCAGATTAAGCTGCCATTGCAAAGTTATTATTTGCGTTTATAAATGACTATAGGTAGTCAACCATTTAACTCCAGTATGTTTTATCTGTGAATCGATCCTAACTCTACCCCCTAAATTTCATTGTTTAGATGGTGGAGTAGCCGAGAATTGCACTCGGGTCTTCTCCAGGTATTATCATACCTTCTACGTTAAATTCTATAAATTAAGTCCTGGCATGTATTTTTCCATAATCTGAGGATTTAATTGTAAATCAAATGTTCTAAAAATTACGCATACATCAACGCCAGTAGGTGTGCTTACGGTTGCAAATGTTTCGCCGTTGTTTTGATTTAAATAATAAACTACGATATAAACAACTACACCATCTGATTTTCCACCCTCTTTGCCGTAACTAATAGAGATAGGTGTAAAACCTTTGTCACTCGCCCAACGATCAATTTCTTCAGGTGCACCACATACTACAGGCACATTGTCCCAATAGAAGTTGTACTTTCTTATGTCTGACTCTTCAGCAATTGTTATACTTGTTAACAATAATAATCCGAGTATAGATAGTAATAGTTTTTTCATAGTTAGCCTTTCGGTCTAACTATTTATACTATTCTTATCAAAAAAGTCTTTCGTGTGCTTATAAAACAGCTCTTGGTGTTTTGCAATGCTGTCCTGTCCATGTATCCACTCTTGTACAAACCCGTCTTCACAAGCAGCCAACACTACGGTTTGCTCTATCTTCTTGTCAGGATAGATTTCTTCAAACATTTTAGCATATGCTGAACATTGTAAGAAGTTACCATAATTGTAATCTTCATCTCTTTGTTTTGTACTGGTCTTAAAATCAACTACAGATAGTTTGCCTTTGTATTCAGCAATACAATCTACTTGACCTGCAACACCAATCTCTTTTGAGTATAGGTATTCTTCTACACAATGAATATTATCAAGTCTAGCAAGATAAGGTTTAATAATTCTAAACAGGCCTAATGGTGTCACAGCTGTGATACCCATAGACTTCTCATCTTGGTTTCTTATATGATTTTCTATTAGTGTGTGGGTTGCTTTACCTCTATTTGTAGCAGAGGCAGATATGTAGTTAGCCATCTTCTCACCAACTGCATTACGCCAGCCTTCTATCTTTACTTTTCTTTCGGGAATCGCACCTAGAATGGAAGTAACAGAAGGCATATTGACACCATCAATGGTATAATATCTTATACCATTTTGATTTTTACCTTTCACACCTAAACTTTTAGGTAGTTTATCTTCATTCAGTTTTACATAATTAAAAGCCATAATATACCTTCCGTTAAATATTATATAATCATTATATCACTCTTTACAAGATTAGTCAAGCGCCTATATACCTTTCTGCATATATTGGTCTATAATCTTGTCTTGCTCTATTTTTTTGTCATCATTAAGACGTTCAACAGCTCAACTAGGGTCATACGGTTCATATACCGTTCTACCATCATCATTTCTGTATGCTCTTAATACTTGCTTTCTATTTTCTTCAGCATTCTTATATGAGCAATGAATCCATCCGCTGTTAGGTTCCTCTGGATTATGAAACTCTAATATAAGCTGATCAAAATCTAGTGAGTCAATGATGTATTTCGCTAGTTCAGCATTCGGCAAGCCAAAGATTTCAAAATCCGCGGCTTGGCCTTTAGCGTGCTGTGATTTAGCACTTGAACCTATTTTTACACATAGTTCAGGACTTCTATATCCTGAAGATACTGATACTACTCTACCATAATGATCTCTAACTTTTTGTAGTATGTTATCACATAGTTTTTTTAAATTATCCATATGATCTTCGCTTGGATTATTTCTAATACCATGTCTGTCTGCTGTTTGTGAAGCAGTTAGTTCTTTAAGCGAAAAGTTTTTGCTTAGTTGCATTTAGTTTATCCTTTGCATTTAGTTTAATTTTCTTCAAGGTTCTTACATCAAACCATAATTTAGATGATCTATCATGTCTTCTTTTTTCTTCAACTTCATTAACTGCTCTTTTTAGTTCTTTATGATGAGCTTTCACTTCTAACATATTTACCCCCTTGTAAGTTTTAACACTTTGTCCATCTGAGCCTTGATGATTGGTCCTCTATTTGGCCAATGTATATAAGGTTCATTAGACTTTGATAAATTGTATAAAAAAGGCAATACAATTTTTTCAATCTCTTTAAATCTCTTTTTTACATCTGCGTCTGCGATCTCTTTATTTACAGATTCTTTTTCTGCTACGATCTGCATAACCTCATTCATAGCTGATTTTATATCAGATACATCTGATTTAATTTTTGCAATTTCTATATTATCTACTGCTGGTTCTTTTGATTCTTCAGCTGGTTTCTTTGACACAGGAGTAAAACCATAGTCAATATCTGTATCAAAATCTCTCATAAAATCAGGTATATCTGCCATAGTTACTCTCCTTTATTTTTCTTTGCTGTTATTATTGGTTTAGTTACTAATTGATTTATTACGGTTGTGAATGGATCTACATTATAATCTCTCATTGCACAATTTGATAATAATAGTCCTGCACATAATATAGGCAGAATCTTCAAGCAGAAAACTCTGCCTATTAATGATTTGAACAA